GCCACCGCCTGATTGATCTGCGATTGCACATCGCCCACGGTCGCGAGGTCTTGGAGCTGCGGCACGACGTCCGCTGGGCCGGGAGGCGTCTGGGCCGCGGGGCCCATCTGCTGCTGCATATAGGCTTTGGCCTGTTCAAGGGCCTGCGCCTGTTGCTGCAAGTAGCTATACTGAGCGGCGAGTTCGGTCTCAGCGGTACGACGCTGTTCGGCCAAATTCTGCATCCGCTTGGTAAAGACTGCTTCTCTCGAAATCCCGTCTCGATACTCGTGAACAGGGACTACCTGTTCCTGACCGTCCACTTTGACCCGCACATGGGCATCATCGGGCAGCTCCAGTACTTTCAGCTCAGCTGGGCTGAAGCTGGAAGGAGAGGCCGACACGGCCTCGGTACTGCTGCTGACCGTGAGATCCGGAGCGGGGGTGGGCTGGCTTGAGGGCGCGGCAGACACGTCCTCGTTGCCCGCGGGGTGCGCCATCGCTTGCTCCCGAAGGGAGGTAAAGTCAATGGACGCCGGGTGTAGATTGCTATCAGTCATGGGACGCACGAGCCAAATGCCGCTGGCGTGTTTGGCAGAAACTGATCACTCTGGGTGTGCCGCCCGTGGAGTGGGGGAATTCAGGCTAGGAAAAATGCCAGCTCCCTCGGGAATTCGCAGAGGAAGCTGGCCGCTGAAACGTCAGCGAGCGAAAACGATAAGTCTATTATACACTAATTCAAGTCATCCGTCAACCTTGTAATCCTCCTCCGAGCAGCGCCGCCAGTGCTTCAGGCGGAATCGGCATCGGGGGCGGGGGCGGGAACCCTTCCGGAACGTCTGGTCCCGGTGGCGGTCCCATCAGGTCCTGCAGTGCGTCGGGAGGCAGGGCCTCCGGTGGCGGTTCGGGGGACGGGGGGGCCTCCGGCGCCATGGGCGTGGGGGGTGGCGTCGGCGGCGGGGGCCGACGCAAGGCCAGCAGTTGCTCCAGCTTATCGCGCAGCCCAAACTCGCCCGACATCTTGAGGGCATCGTCCTCCGACAGATAGGACAGGTGGATCAAGGCATGCCATGCGTAGGCCACCCGAAGGGGCTCGGGCCACCCCCGGGATTCGGATGACTTAAACAGATCGACGTGCGATTCCCAGTGCACGCGGTGGTCTTCCCACACTTGGGGCTTGTCGAGCGGCTCGTTTCGAGTCATCTGGATGTTTTCGAGCTGGGCCTGCTCCTGATCCCGCTGCTCGCGGTCAATCTCGAAGTCGGCGTACCCCCCCATCCGAATCATGTCCAAGACGCGCTTGCGGGTAATGGCGTCTTTGGGATCACCGAAGAGGCCATCGCTAAACATGCCCCGAATCATATCCACCCGGGCAGAACGGAGCATCGGCATCAGGCTGTCCGGCTCAATGCGCACATCGGCCTGCTCGTCAATACTGTCCCGGGTAAACTCGTAGACTTCAGGGAGGCTATTTTGGCCCACCACGCTGATCAGGCGCGGCTCTGAGTAGTAGAGCTTCATCAGGTGCCGCATCTTATAGTAGGCCTCTTCCAAGGCCAGCGCGTTACGCTGAATGGCCGGGCCATGCACTTGGTCGGCGGCTTCTTGCAGCAGGTTCGTCTGGAAGCCGCTGGACGCCCTCCTGCTCCCCCCAGTACCGAGGGATAGATGAGCGAAATGTCATCCATTTCGCGCCTGATGGTATTGAGGACGTTCCACGCATCCCCGATGACGGACGCGGGCTGCAGGAAGCTCGGCATCGGAATGCCCGGCACGTAGTTGACGTTCAGACGTTCGCCCGCCTCGCTGGTGTAGGCGTCCTCGGCCAAGTTAAGCTGCTTGGACACCACCAGCTTGGGGAAGAAGTGCATGGCGAGGTTTTCGCCCATCTTGGACCGATACTCGTTGTATTCGGATTGCAGCCCCACCAGTCGCTCCACGAAGGCGTCCGGCCAGAACTGGCCCGGGGCCGCATCGTCGCAGAATTCCACACATGGATAGGGATTGCGGTGGACATGCTGGAACTGGCCCGGCAATTCGTCATGCGACTTCAGGAGTTGGTGGCCTGCCACGATGACATAGCGGCCCTGCGGATACTTGGCTGATGGCGCGGTAAAGCATTCGATTTGCAGGGCATAGCCATCGCTAATATCTTCGCCCATCGCCGTCACGGCCCGGGACGCCATCCCCTGCTGCCGCGTGCCCAAGTCGGCAATCTGGCGCTGGTAGAAGAAGAGGTCGGCGTCACTGGATTCTTTAGGAATGGTGCCCGCCTGCAGCTTGAATCGCTGTTCAATATCGCGGCACAGGACCATGCGGACGCGCATAATCTCGGGCTGCTCCCCCATCACCTCGATGCCCGGGTCGGCAGGCAGGAACTCAAAGGCCGACCCGTAGTCCACCTCGATGTCGCCCATAATCGGCTCCCGCCGCCCATCCAGCAGCGTGGGGGCGTAGGCCACTCGGTCTTCGTCGTAGCGCAGCCACCAGAACGCCTTGCCCGTCAAGGGCACCCACTGCATGACCCGCATCCACTGGGCCCGCAAGTTAGTTTTGCGGGTCAGGTATTCCAGCGCCTTCTGCGAGGCGCGGGCATTGAAGATGTCGTCACGGTCCGTGGTCGCCGGAAGCACGGTGGGGGCCGGAGGGGTCTTGGTATACTTGGCCACCCGGGCCACATACTTCGCCTTGATGTGGTTGATGCGGAACCGTTTCCGGTGCGCCGGTTCCCGCTTGATTTCAAGCCGATTGAGGTCGGCATTCCACCGCACATCGGGAAAGCCCCGAAGCGCACTGGCGTTCAGATACCACTGGACTTCGTAGGGACGGCGCATCTGCCGCCGCACGTCATACTTATGGTAGATTTCGGCCACCACCTGCTCAGGGGAGGGGCGGGCCTCTACCGGATCCGTGACCTCGGGGGTGGGGGTGGCGGTCGCGGGGGCGCCCGCTGACACACTTTGAGCAATCGGGGTTTGTGTCTCGATCATGATGCGTATGTCTCTTCTCCCAGTGGGGTCCAGTCATCCCACCGCAGGGCGCTCATCGGCTCCCAGTCCAAATTGGCGTTGGCCCGCAGCGCTTCGCGGTCTTCGATGGTGGTGGACGGTGTCGTCGCCGACGCGGGCGTCATCAGTCGCATCCATGTCGTCAGCAGTTCCGTTTGCGCCTGCTGCGCCGTCGCCATCTGTTGCAGAATCTGCTGCTGCTGCCGCATGGTGTCGCGCACCACACCAATCAGCTCAATCAACACGGTGCTTTCGGGCACCACTTTACGGGGACGTCCCCGTTTCGGTTTGTTCGGTGTTAGTTCCATGCGGTTTCAGCCTCTTGTTGACGCCGTCGTATACAGTCAAGGCCCTCTTCATACAAGTTTACGTGTTTCTGGGGCGGCAGGCGCATGGGGGC